GGAGGAGCAGGAACTGCTGGGCAAGGCTTCAAAGGCGGTAACAATGCTGACAGTTTTGCGTGTGCTGGAGGCGGTGGGGCTAGTGAAGCTGGACCTGATGGGCCATCAACCGTGCCTACTCGTGGCGGTAATGGTTTAGCTTCGTCAATCACAGGAACATCAATAACTCGCGCTGGCGGCGGTGGCGGCGGTAGTATTTTTGCGGCAAGCGGCCCCGCTGGCGGAACAGGCGGAGGCGGTGCTGGAGGCGGAACATCAGTAGCGCCAGTTGCTGGAACAGCCAATACTGGCGGTGGCGGTGGTGGTAAAGCTGCATTTGGTAGTAATGCTGCTGGCGGCTCTGGTGTTGTTATCATTTCATCTATTGTCCCAGCGACCTCAACTACAGGCTCACCGACAATCACAACATCCGGTGGTAACACAATTTACCAATTCAACTCATCTGGCACAATTACGTTCGCATAGGATTTATCATGGCGCATTTTGCAAAAATAGAAAACGGCATCGTCACAGAGGTTCTGGTCATCGAACAGGACGTTATCGACACGGGCCTATTTGGCGATCCCTCGCTTTGGGTGCAGACCTCGTATAACACCTATGGCGGTCAGCACCCCGAAGGCCGTCCGCTACGCAAAAACTATGCTGGCATCGGGTTTACCTACGATGCAGAGCGCGATGCGTTTTATGCGCCGCAACCTTTCCCATCATGGACGCTGAACGAAGACACCTGCCTGTGGGACGCACCAACAGCATACCCAGACGACGGCAAGCCTTACTATTGGGATGAAGCCACATTGGCTTGGGTAGAGGTTACGTTACCAACCGGAGAAGCTTAATTATGTCTGACCCTCGGTGGCTCGTCATTGCTGAGAAACTCGTAGGTACCAAGGAAATCCCCGGTCCTGCGCACAGCAAAGTTATTCAAGGCTGGCTTTCTAAACTACGTGCTTGGTGGCGGGACGATGAGACCCCTTGGTGTGGCGTGTTTGTGGCACACTGCATGGCTGAAGCCGGTCTGCCTTACCCTAAGTATTACATGCGCGCTAAGGCTTGGTCGGACTACGGCTCGCTACTACGTCGTGACCGCGTAGCTCCCGGAGCTATTCTTGTCTTTGACCGTGCAGGTGGCGGGCATGTTGGCTTCTATGTAGGTGAAGACACGGGGCATTATTATGTGCTTGGCGGTAACCAAGGTAATGCTGTAAACATAATGAAGCTTGGTAAAAGCCGTCTTGTCGCATGTCGCTGGCCTAAAGATGAACCGGTGCTTGGCAAGTATGTTTTTATGAAGGGCGGAAAAGTCTCCGCAAACGAAGCATAAGGAGTTTATTATGGATAAGAACGAAGTCTACGGTGTAGTACGCACCATTCTCGCTGCAGCTGGCGGTGTCCTCGTGGGTAAGGGGTATATCGACTCTGAAACTGCCGTGGCTATTGCCGGTGCTGTTGCCACTATCGTCGCTGCTGTTTGGTCGGTTAAGTCCAAGCGTGTCGCTGCCCAAGACTAAGAAAGTTACGTACTGACCCACTGAAGAAAGGAGGGGATAAGGCATGTTCGGTTTCTCTCCTTTCTCAGGGTCAGCATTTTCCGATATCAAAGAAACTAACCGGGTAGCCGTAGAGCTAACCGGATTTACGCTTGACGTCATTGATGATGGTGTGGGCGTAGCTGCGGACGGCAACATATCCGTAGACCCTAATGACGTAGACGGCGTCGGTGAGGTCGGCACACCGTTTATAAGTGGTGACGCCAACGTCTCTGCAGTAGCGGTAACTGCGCAAGCCGCACTCGGCTCCGTGCTCGTACAAGCAAAAGCTACCACCGCTCTTACTTCCGTATCTGCCCAAGCACTTTTGGGCACGGCTAACGCCGTCGTTAATACAGCCGCAGCGGTATCCGGCTTAACTGCGACAGGTGTGCTGAGTTCGGTTACTACTTCGGGTGTTGCAAAAGTAACCGTGACAGGGCTGCAAGCCACTGCTTCTGTTGCCTCTGTATCCATACTTCTCTCGCAACGCGTACGCGTAACGGGCTTAACAGCTACCGGTCAGATAGGAACGGCTACTACAGTAGCCAGTTGTAAAGTATTCCCCACTGGTGTACAAGCCGCAGGATTAGTCACAACCCCATTGGTATGGAGCGTTATCAATGACAATCAGACCCCTAACTGGACACCGGTCAATGACGCTCAAAGTAGCAACTGGACGCAAGTGAACGACGGCAATGCCGTAGTGTGGGTACAGATACCGACGTAAGGAACGAAGATGCCAAGTACATACAGCAACCTTAAAATTCAGCTAATGGCAACGGGTGAGAACAACACCTCATGGGGTGACGTCACTAACGTCAACCTCGGCACCGCACTAGAGGAAGCCATTGTTGGCTCTGCTGATGTTACTTTTGCCAGTGCCAACGTCACGCTCACGCTCACCAACACCAACGCATCTCAGACGGCGCGTAACTTACGTCTACGCTGCACAGGTACTACTGGCGGCTCAACTCGCAACCTTGTGGTCCCTTCGATTGAGAAACCCTACATCGTCCAGAATGACTGCGCCGACAGCATACTTGTTAAGACTGCGGCTGGCACTGGCGTCACTGTACCTGCAGATACTACGACTTGGGTTTACAGTGACGGCGTAAATGTTGTTAGTGCTATTTCCTATGCGTCGGAGTTAAGTACTGTAGATATTGCTGCGATTAACGGCATAATTGGCACTTTAACCTCGGTAAATATAACGACTTCAAACCTGACGTCCACAAACTTAGCTACCACAAACCTAGCAGTTACAAACCTGCTAGCTACAAATGCTACTGCTACGAACGTCAACGCCACAGCTGCTATATTTACAAACCTAACTGCTACGACAGTGCTAGACGCAGGCACCATAGGTGCAGCGGCTCCCGGCTTCCGTGGTCTACCGCAGAATAGCCAAACGTCGGCTTACACCTTGGCGCTCTCCGATGCGGGTAAGCACATCTCAATCACGACTGGCGGGGTAGTCATTCCCGCTAATAGCTCGGTTGCGTTCCCTATCGGCACAGCCGTTGTCATATTCAACAACAGTGGCACCAGCCAAAATATATCCATCACGTCAGACACACTCCGCCTTGCAGGTACAACGCTGACGGGAACTGCGGCGCTTGCGGAATATGGCCTAGCAACGTGCGTTAAAGTTGGTTCTACTACGTGGGTAATCAGTGGTGCAGGTGTAAGCTAATGACCGGGATTATGTGCGCACTGGCTGGAAGTGGCGGCGGCTCCGAATACATTGGCGGAGCAACGGTAACCGTCGGGTTCCTATCACAAGGCAGTTTCTCCAGCTACGGTAAGGGCAGCGGCGGCCAAGGCAGCGTCACGCCAACGACATGGGCAAACAGCGGCTTGACTATTGATACACTTAAAGACGTTTATGTTAGTGGTGTGCCAGCGTGGTTGGATTTCACGGTTATTGGAAGCGCGCCTAATTCTGGTTGGGAAACACTGACTGTCGGGGGTACCACAATAAACCGCGTTGACGGTTCGTACACTAACAATGGGTCAACGACGACATGGATATTTAACGGCGCGCCCGCTGTGTTTGGCACAACTGTTGGCGCTACGAGGTCAATCGTATGGGCATAGAAATCACCTACCCAGCAAATAAAGCTGAATGGTACGCCAAGGGTACGCTTGAGGACGGTACCTATTTTGAGGTGCCTGCTGTGTTTAACGCAGACGGGACTTGTGATACCGTGGCTACAGACGCTAAAGTGCAGTTTCTAATCTTTGCCTTGAGTGAAAAAAGCTAATGGCCTTCATCAAGCTCCAGTTTAAGCCCGGTGTGAACCGCGACCAGACCGACTACTCCAACGAGGGCGGTTGGTACGAGTGCGACAAGATACGGTTCCGCTCGGGCTATCCTGAGAAGATGGGCGGCTGGCTGCGTTCGGCTCCTAACGACTTCATCGGCTACTGCCGACAGATGCTAAACTGGATCACGACTTACTCCGACGACATGCTTGCTATGGGCACTAACGTCAAAGTCTACATCGAGATTGCTGGTAACTTCTACGACATCACACCGCTACGTGATGATGTGCCGGTTCTTTCTACCACGGCCACTGACAACTGCATAAACACGACGAACGCCACTAGAACGATTACCGTTAACCTTGGGGCCACTGCGCATGGTGCGCAGACCGGCGACTACGTAATTATTGCAGGTGTTACCGGTTCGGGCAGTCCTTCCGCCATTGGCGGTATCCCTATAACCGAAATTAACGGCACCTACGAGATAACCCGCGTAGATAACTTTATCTTCACCTACACAGTTAGCACGACTGCTACATCAACTGTTTCCGCCGCAGGCGGCACGGCTATAACCCTGTCTTTTCAGATTAGCCCCGGAAACCCTATAACAGTTGGCGGCTACGGGTGGAACGTCGGCACATGGGGTCGCGGTGATTGGGGTACAGGTACCATTACTCCTGTGTTCTTGCCGCAGCGCGACTGGTGGTTTGATAACTTTGACAACGACCTCGTTATGAATATCCGTAACGGCGAAGGCTACTGGTGGGTGCGCGGCACGCTTGAAGACCCCGGCTCAGCACTGGGTACACCAGCTATCCGCCTTGCGGATTACGCTGATAACGAAGGGTTTGACCCAGATGCAGTACCTGCGCAGATTATGCAGTTGCTGGTATCACAACAAGACCGCCACTTGATTGCCTTTGGCGCAGTGCCGTTTGGTTCTACGAGCATAGCAGACTTCGACCCCCTGCTTATCCGTTGGGCTGACCAAGATACTCCGGGTGACTGGACGCCAACACAAACTAACACCGCTGGTGACCTTCGGGTTTCACGTGGCTCGCGTATCGTACGGGCACTGCCTACTCGGCAGGAAATCCTTGTATGGACTGACACGCACCTTTTCACACTGCAGTTCCTTGGCACTACAGATGTATTCGGGCTTCAGGAGTATGCGGACAGCATATCCATTATGTCGCCCCGTGCCGTAGCGTCCGCGTCTAACATTACCTACTGGATGGGGCAGGATAAGTTCTATGCCTACACCGGTCGTGTCGAAACGCTACCATGCTCGCTGCGTAACCACGTATTCAACAACTTCAACATCAACCAAGCAGATCAAGTGGTATGTGGTACTAACGAGCGTTGGAACGAGGTATGGTGGTTCTACCCGACCGAGCAGAGCGACTATAACGACGCCTATGTTGTCTATAATCACCTTGAGCGTATCTGGTACTACGGCACGATTGACCGCACTGCATGGCTAGACACAGCGTTGCGGGAATATCCGCAGGCTACAAACACTCCGGGTGGCACAAACGCTGGTACCCTATATATCCATGAGTTTGGTGTTAACGACGACGCCCTGCCTATGGAGAGCTACATCCAGTCATCGGACTTTGACCTTGATGACGGTGACAACTTCATGCTGACTCGGCGTATACTGCCCGACATTAACTTCAGTGGTTCTGTAGCTGCTGATCCAGAAGTCACTCTCAGCATCCGCCCACGGAACTTCCCCGGTGCTCCGGTCTCTATCGACCCTGCGGATGCCCAGCGCGTAATCGAAACGTCGGTAAACCAGTATACGGACCAGATATTTGTCCGTGCCCGTGCACGTCAGATGGCGCTTAAAATCCAGTCAGATACTCTTGGTGTTAATTGGCAGCTTGGTGCACCGCGCTTGGACGCTCGTCCGGATGGACGTCGCTAATGGCACTTACTAGGTTCAAAGCAGCGCCGCTACCAAATGCTCCTTCAGAGTATGATGCACAGTATATACGGCAGGTTATCCGCGTACTGGAAACGTACTTCTCGCAGCTTGACTCCAACACACCCAACTATGCCCAGAGCTACACGGCTGATTATTTCTATGGGAGTGGTATCCATATAACACTTCCTTATGGGCAGTTCCAAAGCCAGACCGACCAGACTGCCGCTGCAATCGACGCTGCTTACGCTGTTACTTACGATGTGTCGGACTTCTTAGATGGGGTCACACTCAGCAGCGGTTCTCGCCTCACAGTGCCAGACGCGGGTGTGTACACCGTTAACTACAGCCTGCAATTCAAGAATACGACCAATGACGTGCAAGACATTGATATCTGGCTGCGCAAAAATGGAAACGATATCCCCGACACTAATAGCCGGTTTTCTATTTCAGCGCGCAAAAGTACCGGTAACCCATCGCACTTAATTGTTACGACGCCCCTCATGGTTGAGCTAGCTGCAAACGATTATATCCAAGTTATGTGGCATGTCACGAGCACAGGCGTATCTCTAGAACATTTCCCAGCAGTTACGTATTCAGCAGGAGTGACACCTGCTATCCCAGCTACTCCGTCTGCAATCGTGCAGGTTGAATTTATGTCGGAGATTGCATGATGTGTAAGGGCTTTAGTTTTAATCAGATTGTCGCTATAAGCGTAGGTACAAGGTAGGATACGATATGATGGACGTACAGATGGCCCCGCCACCATACACAGCAGCAGGTAGTTTTGCTCCTCCTGTTGGTAAGCCCCCTGTGCTTGGGTCACAAATCCCCGGCACGACTGGTGGTCTTCCTGCGGTAGCGGGCTTAAGTGCGACCGCTAACCCAATGGCTAGCCAACTGCAGAACATGGGTCGCGGCGAAGACTCGATGCTCGTCCATATGACACCGGGCGAGGTTAACAGCCTTCAAGGTTTGGCCATGGCGAATGGTGGGTCGCTTTCCGTTAACCCGCAGACAGGTCTACCCGAAGCTGGTATCCTAAGTAAACTACTTCCTACACTTATCGGCTTCGGCCTTGCTGCTACTGGCGTTGGTGCCCCCCTTGCCGCTGGTATCGTAGGCGCTGGTTCAACTCTACTTACTGGAGACCTTAGTAAAGGTCTTATGGCTGGCCTCAGCGCTTTTGGTGGCGCTGGTCTAGCCGGTGCCGTAGGTGCTGGCGGCTCTATTCTCGGCGGGAACGCTGGTGGGTTGCTAAGCGACAGCGCAGGTTTGTTCGGTTCTAACATGGGCACAGAAGTTTGGAGAGCAGGCTGTCGGTGCAGGTGCGCAGGCCGGTACTCTAGGTGCGACTCTAAATAGCGCCATGACTTCACCTGACATGCTAGCACAAGCGCAGGCAGTGGCAGCGGCACCAGTGGCACCAGTGGCACCAACCGTAGCGGCACCAGTGGCACCAACCGTAGCGGCACCAGCGGCAGCGGCAGCACCTACTGCTACGTATGGCGGCGGCGCAAACTTCACAGGTAACTTCTTCAACAAATTTGGGCAGGCCACTAAACAAGGTTTGGCTGGCGCACCGAAGATACTTGCTAAGAACGCCCCTATATTAGCAGGCATTGGGGTACTAGGCTCCATATCAGATGCAACGCGACCTGACATGCCTACATACGATGAGGACGAATATAAATACGAAGACAGAGGTCAGTTTGTACCCGGCGTACGTGAATTGTCATACCAATCTGATGAAGATATGTACAAATCTGGCGGGGCAGAGCATACATTTTTTACTCCGTCCAACCCACAACCACGCCGCGTAGACGACCTAACTCCTGAAGAGCGTGCCCAATATGGGTTTGCCGAAGGCGGTACTGCGTCAACCGGAAATAGCAGTACTGGTGCCAATACAACTGCGACTACCCGCACTACAGTTCCGGATGTTAATAACTTCCAAGCACTTGTAGACTTTTTTGGCGCGAACAGCTCGGGACCTATAACAGCATCAAACCGTCCTGTGCTTAATCCTACTGGGACTGGGACTGGGACTGGGACTGGGACTGGGACTGGGACTGGGACTGGGACTGGGACTGGCGGTATAGACACCGGAGAAGAACGATACACCTTCACCCAAGGCGGGACTGGCACTGGGTATGGCACTGGGTATGGCACTGGGTATGGCACTGGGACTGGGACTGGGACTGGGACTGGGACTGGGACTGGGACTGGGACTGGGACTGGCGGTATACAGGACGGCCACAGGATCAACGTGTTCGGTGAAACCTTCGTGTGGAACTCAGCTCAAGGAAGATATAATCCTTTAGACATGGCAACCGGAACCGGTACGGTCACTGGAACCAACACAACTGGCACGGGCACTGGAACCAACACAAATACAACTGGTGGAACCACAACGACTGGAACCGGTACGTATAACCCTGCGCTCAACATTATGAACGGGGGTTCTGATGGAGCCGGTGGCGGCGGTGGTTCTGGCGGAGGTCGTGGACCCGGCGCTGGCGATGGCGGGTATAACGCTGGGACTGGGGCTTCGACTGGGGCTTCGACTGGGGCTTCGACTGGTACCTCTGGAGACAACTATTACGACAATATGATGGCTTCGTTGGGTTATACGCTAGTTAACGGCGTATATGTTCCGGCTACCGGCGCTAACACAGGCACGACTAATACAAGCACATACGACTCGTCGCTTAATACCATGTACGGCGGTGGCGGTGGCGGTGTTCGGGATTATGGCGCTAACAGCATGCAGGAACTTGCTCGTGGTGGTGAAGTAGACATGCGTGACGGCTCTTTTGTTGTTGATGCTCGCACCGTATCAGAACTTGGTAACGGCAGCAGTAATGCTGGCATGGAGCTTTTGGCTCGCATGGGTGGACGCCCCCTGCAAGGACCCGGTGACGGAGTAAGTGACTCGATACGCGCACGTATCGGTGGCAAGCAGGAAGCACGTGTCGCCCGCGACGAAGTATTGTTCTCACCAGAGGCGGTAAGGCGTATAGGAAAAGGAAGTGACAAGAGGGGCACTGCTAAGTTATACGCCCTGATGGATAGGGCGCATAAGGCCCGTAAGAAAGCAAAGCGCGGTCAAGACACCAAAGTTAGGAAGGGGCTAGGATGACCGCCGAAACAGAGCAAGACCTACCACCATGGGATGGTCAGGTAGCTAGTTACGAGGAGCTATTTCTTGGAAATGCTGATGCTATGCACTTTATGAGCACAGTATGCCGGTGGTCACATCTGTACGATGACCTTATAGATGAGGATAAAGAAATAGACCCTGAGGTTATCCACGCAGTGATGTGGGATATAATGGTAGGATTACCCAACAACAAATTCTATACAACCCATGCCACTTCTTTAGCGCCGGTCATAGCCACAGGTATTCTTAACTGGCGCGGTGCCAACGACATGGAGCGCAACGGGTGCAAAGAAGAGCTTTATATTTCGCACGCTACACGGTATTCAGGTAGTGATTTAGCGTTAATGGTTATGGCACTTTTGGGTGGCCCTATGCATGCAGCCATGTATGCGCGGGACGCTCGTTTATCATTTCAGCGTGATACTATTGCGCATTATTTAGAGGAGCACGGACATGGTTGATATGGGGGGCAGTAGCGGGCCGCAACGGTCAGAAGTAACTACCACGCAGACCAACCTGCCGGATTACGCGCGTTCGTATTACGAAAATATGATGGACCGCGCAGGGGCGGCGTTAAACACCACATACCAACCCTACACAGGGGCCAGAACCGCAGGATTTACACCTGCGCAGGAACAAATCCAAGCGAACACGCTAGCTATGGGCGCGCCGAACCAGTTTGCAACTGGTTCTGCTATGACTTATCAGGCAGGGCAGCGGGCACTAGCGCAGCCTAATTACGCTGCCGCTCAGTTCAACCCAAATAACGTATCTTACCAGCAGCAGCAAGCAAACCAGATGGCTACTGCGCAGACTAACTATAACCCGAACCTACAAGCGTTTCAGTTCGGACCTACGCGGGAGGTGTCCGCACAACAAGTAAACGCGCCTATTATGCAGGCTGCGCAGTCTTCTTATGGCCAAGGGCCACTTGAACAGTTCCGTATGGCTGGCCCCCAACAGTTTGGGCAGCAGCAAGCCAGTGAATATATGTCGCCCTACATGCAGAATGTAGTGGAGACACAGAAG